AGTGTGCCTGTATTAACGATTGTGCCGATTACTGGTGAAGTTAAAGTTTTGTTAGTAAGAGTCTGGGTGGTCGTTTTATCAACGACTACGCTGGTGTCAATAGCCAAAGTACCAGTAGAGGTGATTGTGCCACCTGTAAGACCTGTACCGCCAACTACAGAAGTGACCGTACCCGCAGCTCCAGTAACTGCATAGCTGAGAGCTGTCCAGGTGCTAGATCCATTACCAATTTTGGCTTTACCAGTATCGGTCTCAAAGCCCATTTCGCCAGAAGCCAAAGTGGGATTAGTTGAAGTCCAGTTAGCTGCAGTATCGCGTCGAAGCTGGATCTGGGTTACGACTGCCATTAGGCTGAACCTCCATTAACCGTCTGGGTAGCTGTCTGATTAGCGCGACCGCCTGCGTATGGAGCAATACTATCGGATACGCCACCGTCTATCGAAGCCACGTTAGTAGCTGAAGTAAGGGCTATCCAGGCACTGCCATTGTAGACACGGAAACTATTGTCGCTTGTGTTGAAATACGAATCACCAGCTCGAAGAGTAGGGGTAGTTAAATCCGTCGTAGACGTAGGGTGATTGACAGGATCTAAAGCTAATTTACTCACGCAATATCGCCCACTACTAGCCAGTTATCCGTAGAAGTCTGGATAGCTGTGGCTGTGGAGTATTGGACTCGGAGCTTAGGGGTTGCAGCTGTGGCGCCTGTTGATACGACCGTCACGCCTGAAGCGCCCGAGATAGTGACCTGGCCTGCTCCGTATTGAGCAAAGGTGAGCTGGGCTCCTACTGGATAAGCGACGCTTGAGTTAAGTGGAATTGTGGTGGCGATAGCGCTGGCGTTTGACTGGGTAATGAGCTTGCCGTTGTCAGCTAGTACCGTCGTATAAGAAGTACCAGTCTGAGCGTTTATACCGAGATTTACTTGAGGCGAGGTAAGGATCTTGTTAGTAAGTGTCTGAGAGCCTGTAAGGGTTGTAACAGTGGTGTCGATATTGAGAGTGACGGTGCCTGAAGTGCCACCACCAGTTAAACCTGTGCCAGCTGTGACGCCTGAAATACCGCTAGCTGGAAGATTAGTTGTAGTAGCTACTCGAACGTCCGTGATATTGGCATTGACGATTGACGTAGCGTTAGCTGCAACTGCAACTCTAGCAAGAGCGATTGAGTTAGCTGGTGTAGCTGGAACGGTAGGTGAGGCAGCTGGGGTACCAGCGACGACGTTGATAACGACGTTATTTGTTGATCCTGTGTAGTAAGCGTCATTGACCGTTAGACATACGAGGTCGATACGAGGGTTAGTCGCGTTAGCTGTAGTAATGGCAGCTGTAGCAGCTGCGTCGTTGTAAGCCGTGTAGACACCCATATTCGCCTGGGTTGTACCCACGATAGCTGCCCAGCCAGAAGCGATCTGGACGGACATACCAGGAGTGGCGTTTTGAGTAACAGCGAGTGAAGAGCTGCCGATAATACCTGTGGTCGCGTATAGCGCCTGCATTGAGAGGCGATCATTCTCAGCTGGGTGTGAGCCATTTTGTAACCAGCTAGGGGGTGTGCGTAATGCCATTAGATCTCCTCTTTAAGCGTAAGCATTGTTCCATTGTACAGTGGCGCTAGTTTGACCGACAGTCGTACCAGTCCCAGTAAAGTAAAAAGAGCTAATTCCAGGAGGAGCTGCGAACCATTGGGACGAGCCTAATAGTAGGTTACGCGCAGGGTTTCCGTTGAGCAGGATCGTCTTATATTGAAGGTCGATCGAGATAACGTCCGACTGGATCATTGTGTAATTAAAGGAAAGCGCCTGAGAGGTAGTAAGCGATCCGACTACTGGATTAGTTACTGGGCCGTAGATCGTGATAGCTGGATACGTTGTCGTCGTACCGCTATTGAGAATAGTAGCTACCTGGGTCTGTGAGCCACCGCCGAAAGTAAGGTTATAAGTACGGTTGTAAGAGCGTCCGAGAGGCTGTGTAGGAGCCATTACAGCTACCTGGGTGGTGTAATCGTAATAGCGAGGATCTGGGCAGAAGAACTCGTACTGAGCCTTGATCTTGCCGTAGGTGTAATCAGGATCGACCGTCGAGATACCTTTTCTCACGCGAGCATTGACATACTGGAAGTTGTCGCCAGCTGAGAGCTGGAATTGAAGCGGGGTGGTGCCAGTCTGCTGAGGCTGTAGAGCTGCTTGGAGCAGGTTGAAATTAGCTTGAGCGCTTAAGTTATTACCAGACATAATCTGAAGCGTTACCGTGATCGTACGACCTGAGAAGAAGTCGCGTCCTGAGAACATACCGTCCTGGTATCCGCGATCAGAGTCCTGTACACGAAGGGTAGGAAGGGCCTCTAGGCCGTCTACCTGGAGGATTTGGTATGGAGAGCTAGCTCCACCGAATACGAAGCCGTTAAAGGCAAAGGAGTAGGGATTTAACGAGGTTACGGTACTCACATAGCCACCAGTCCGAACTTAGCCATAGAAAGAAGTTTATTCTGAATCTCGGTAGGAGCTGTTGAGCCGTCTACCGCGATAGGTGCGTTAATGACTACCTGGGGAGCGCCCTCAAAAGCCATTCCCAGGCGTGGGGTAGATCCTGTAGAGGTAGAGCCACTACCTCCAGAGGCTTTAAGGATACCCTCTAGAGTAGAAGTATCTACGCCTGAAGAGGTAGACGGTACATAACCACCGCTAATTGGAGCGCCCTCAAAAGCATTTCCTAGTTTTGGTATGACTGCAGTAGTAGAGCCACCACTAGTAGAGCCACCACCAGAAGAAGATCCAATACCTGAAACAGTGCCACCTAAACCTCGAATCTTTGCAGCTGCAGCGTCGATCTTTGCCATAAGCGCGTCAAGCTGCTTCATAGTGCTATCTGAAATTGACTTTATAGCCGTGTCGTAAGTGTTTTGAGAAGCTGTTAAAGCAGCTGTCAAAGTTGTCTGAGCAGCTGTTAAACCTGTCATCAAAGCATTATTAGCTGCGTTTTGAGCTTTGGTGAGATTATCTTGAGCTGTAGCGAGCGCTTTGTTAAGCGTGTCAGTAGCTGCAGCTGCAGCCTTTGTATGAGCGTCTGTAGCTGCGTCTAGGGCTGCTGCGTAGGTAGCGTTTTCCTTAGCGATCGAATCTTGCAAAGTAGCTGCGTTATCAGCCATCTGCTTCTGGAGAGTAATGCCGACCTGGGCATACTGATCCATTAGCTTTTCAGTAGCGAGCTGAGCGCCACTGTTCATTTGTGTAGCTAGCTGATCGAGCCCAGTCTGGGAAACGTCCTGGATCTGACCGTAAAGTGACTTGATCTGAGCAGCTGTATCAGGTGTGGCATTGAGGACGGACTGAGCCATCTGATCGCCCACTTGTGGGCCTTGAGCCAAAACTTCCTGAATAAAGGTCTGGGTATAACCTGCAGCTGCAAGTTGTCCAGCGTCTTTTTGTAGCTTGAGTATTGAATCGAGCTGCTCTTTAAGAGAAGTTTTAAGTCCCTCAGCTGTTGAGCCAGAGCTGGTAAAGAGCTTGCCGACGTCGATCTTTGTGGCACTTTCCCACGAGCTAGTAAGAAGGTCGATCGACTGCTGCACGATAGCTTGCTGCTTATCGGCTGCTGCTTGCTGGAGCTGAACAGCTTTGTCGGCGGACTGCTGCTGCAACTGTGCGATCTTGTCATTATGGTTAGCAAGAAGATCTGCCTGCTTCTGTTGATAGTCAGCGTCGATCTGTGTGATCTTGTCCTGGTAAGCCTGGTGAGCATTAGCGCTTGCTGTATCAAAGGCGTCCTGAGCTGCCTGCATAGCGTCGTCGTGTTTAGTCTGAAGGCTAGCTACCTTGTCATCATAAGCCTGTTGAGCTTTGGTATCACGGTCGATCTTTGCAGCCATAGCTGCGTCCATCTTGTCCTGGCGATCCTGTAGTGCAGTCGCGTAGTCAGTCTGAAGTTTTGTCATTTCAGCTTGAGCTTTAGCTAAGGCGTCAGCTTGCTTCTTTGCTGCAGCTGCAGCTTTAGCAGCTCCCTTATCAACGTTTCCACCTGGGACAAGGCCAGTAATATCAAGAGGCTCGCCTGAGCTTTTACCGCCAGCTGTAGCCAAAGCGTCTTTAATGTTAGGGAACTTAATGTCGATCTTCTTATTAGATAGACCGTCGAGCTTGCTGCTAAACCCGCCAATTTCTTTAGCTGCGCCATTTACCGCGTCAGCAATACCCTTAAAGTGACCGCCGATAAACGGTAGGTGTGTAGCTGCTTCGATTACCTTGCCGATAGCCCCTACAAGGTAGCCAAAGGCGTCGATAACGAGCTTGAGAGCGTCTACAACGACCTTTCTGAAGGTCTCTGAGCTATTCCATAGCTTGACGAATCCTGCAATTACTAGACCGATTACAGCGACGATAGCGACGATTTCGATATTGGCAGCTACCCAGGCTGCAGCTTGAGCATAAAGCTGTTTAGTCAGATTAACGATAACTACCGTGAGAACAGTACCTACGATTAGAGCAATAGCCTCCATAGCTGCTTTATGCTCACTGAGCCACTTGAGAGATCCGATAAACCAGCTCTCGAGCTTTGTTAGAACAGGAAGAAGAAGGTTTCCGATTTTCTCTTTAAGATCCTCAGTCTGGACACCGATAATCTGCATTTTTCCAGCGTAGGTCTGAGCGTAGGCTGCAGCTTGACCGCCGATTTTCTGGTTTAACTGGTCAAAAGCTTTAGAGATAGCTTCATTCTTAGGCAGGTGTGTGTCCAGGACAATACCGAACTCACGGAAAGCTCGAGCTGCGCCAGTAGTACCGCGTGTCAAAGTAGAAGCAGCTGTAGCGAGATCTTCGTGCTTGAGTCGAGCGTAGTCTGCAGCTACGGACATAAGCCTGGTGGACTCAGTGACTGATCCAGTCGCTGTAATCATCTTTGTAAAGGCGTCGCGTGTGTCGTTAGCCTTGAACCCGAGGTTGCCCATAGCCTCAGTGGACTTCATAATGGCTTCACGGTTAGCGTCGGTATTGACCTTCGCATTATTCATAGCTGTACCGAGCGCAGCTACAGAAGTCTGAGCTGCTTCAGCTGCTTTTACTGAGTCTTTAAGAAAACCCTCAAAATCGGATATACCTTTTTGGATAGCTGAGCTGGCAAAGGTACCGAGCATAACGGTCTTGAGACCATTGAACTTTCCAGTAGTTTCTTCAGCTGCAGCTGAGATATTTTTGATACTGGTCGTAGCTTGATTGACACCAGCTTGAACACCAGAGGTCTCAAGATTGACGGTGATATTTAGTGGAGGGATTTCACCTGCCATTTACTATCCCCCCAAAGGTCTGAACGAGTATGCCAGGATCTGACTGAGCTGCCCTGACGTGACGAGTCCAGTGAGCGCAGGCTCCATATATGGGTATTTTACCCCACTTGCCCAGCGAGGGTTTCCTAATTCGAGCGCACGAGCATAGACAGCACCAGCTCCTACTTCAGCTGTATAGCTACCGAAACCTTTACGACTTGAACCATAAGTCATAGAAGTAAGAAGGTTTCCTGTACCTCTGTTAGGGCCTTCACCGTCGCGTGGCCCAATATGCGGGTTGTATCGGTAATACTGATTGCCATTACGAGCAGTAACGCGCACTGGTGGATTAGAAGCTGAGTGAGCATTTGCTTTTGCATTGTCATATACCCGACGAGCTATCAAGCCCATAGCTGCTTCAGAAGCCTGGTCAAAACGAGCAAGCCACCGTCGCATACCAGCCTCGAACTCAGCAAAGTTATCGCTCACCGCTGCGCTTGCTCCATCTTCTCGTTTTGCACTTCGTCTAGGGTATCAGCGATAGCTAGTAGCCAGTCGGCACGATTAGCTGGTAGCTCATCTACCTGGCTAGGCGTCCAGCCAAAACGATCAGCGAACTTAAAATAGACCCATTCTTCATCTGGATAATCCAGATCTGGGTGACGTTGAAAGCCCTGAAGCGTAGCTTTTAAGCGTTGGAGCTTTCTGTAACCGCTTTTGGGTCTGCCTCATTCTTGTCATTCTTAGCAAGAGTAGGGAAGAGGATCGAGCTAATATCTTCAGAAGCTTTGACTAGATCGTCATAGTCAGCGATCTCTAGCTCTTCAAGCGACTCTGGCTTAACAGAAGGAATAAGGAGATCGAACGACCAGTCCTCGACGATTGTGGCGATAAGAGCTTCGCTGAAAGCAAGTCCCTTAGCAATATCGCCTGTGAGACCGTCGCCAGCTTTAATAACACGGTTACGATCTTTGACTCGAAGAGTAGACGGATCTTTAATAGTGACTGTAGCTCCAGATGGGAGCGTGATCTTTGTGCTTGCCATTTTGCCTCCTAATAGGTTGCCCATATCTTAGGGGATAAAAGCCGAGTAGGGGAATCAACGGCGAGGCAAATCAGCCGTGATCCCCCTACTCGATATTAGGGTTTAGAGGTAAGCAGCAGACTTAGCGTTTTGGATAACCCACTTGATAGGGGAGTATCCGACGGTACCTGAGTCTGTGAGGTTACCCTGAGCGTTAATGTCTACTGTGATTTCGACATATTCCTTAGAGCGCTCGATCGCAGCTGCTGTGTAGGCACCCTTTGTAAGAGTTGCCTGGATCTGAGTAGCTGCAGCGCCTGTGCCTTGAGCCCAGTTAAAGACCAAAGCTGGCTGAGTGTTTGTGAGGTAGTTAGTGAGCTGTGTATCAGCTTCCATAAGGAAAGTGACCTTGCCTGTAACTTCAAGAGCTCCTACGAATACCTGGTAAGGGTTTTGAGTATTGCCGATACCAAAGATAGGTGTGACTGGACGCTTCATATCGAGGTTTCCAGTGACAGCGTTTGAGACTGTTGAACCAGCTACTGAAACTGTGCCGTACCAGACTGGTGTAGGCAAGATTGTTGAGAAGCTAGGGCTAGGGGTTGAAGCTGTAGTTGAGAGCCAGCCTGTTCCCTTTGCGTCGTACTCGAGGAGACCTTCAGAGGTGAACTTGAGTGAGAAATCGTGGAATTGCATACCAGCATAAGCGCGTACGTTAGCTGCGTAGAAATCAGTCAGTGTATAAGCAGCTGGCTGAGCGTCTGCAGCTGTAGCTGTAGCGTTTTTGAGAGCGATTGTGTGGGTGTATGGAGCGCCTGAACCTGTGAGGGTATCTTCTCCAAGAAGTCCTGCGATTGGGAAGCCGATTGTGTCAGCGAAAGCAGCTCCACCAAAATCAAAAGTAGAGTTACCGCGACCCTGGATATAGTTGTAATTCTTAACGAGTGATCCGCGTAGGCCCTCATCATAGAGTGGGCCGTACTTGTCCATAGGCTTGAGGGTTGTAGCTAGGACTGGGATAAACGTCGTCGGTGCAACGACAGTACCTTTTGTAGTTTCCTTAGCTATGCCTACGTACGAACGGTGGGTATTTTGTACTGACACTTATTCACGCTCCTGCTGTTGAGTCAGACGAGGCTGACGATTGTGGTGCAGCTACTGGAGCTGCTTTCTTACTTGCTGCAGGTGCTACGTCAGCTGCAACGAAATCCGCTGGAGCGTCGAACGTGTCGCCTGGTTTTACTGTCAGTACAAGCGTAGGGAACTCACGAACCGCGTCGCCTGTGTAGGTGTAGCTTGCCATTATTCTCCTATGCCTGGATCATCTCAGTAACGTCAAAGCGGATCTCTGCGAACGTGTCAGTAGCGCCGTTGTCTGACGTGACAGGCTCTCCGTAAAGAGTGTCGATCGCAGGCTCAGCACCCTGCCACACCAGATTTCCAGTCGTATCACCGAACCTGTGATCTGCTCGCAGCGTTGCCTTGATGTTGTCTATAAGTGTATCAAAATCAGCCATAGAGTCCTCAGCGTTATTTTGTACTGAGTG